AATATTTTTTGAAGATGTTTTAATGGCTTGTGTGTTTTATGGTATGCCAATACTTGCAGAAAATAACAAACCTAGACTTTTGTATCATTTTAAAAGAAGAGGTTATAGAGGTTTTTCTATGAATAGACCTGATAAGTTGTTAATAAAACTTTCTGTAACTGAAAGAGAAATAGGTGGTATACCTAATTCTAGCGAAGATATTAAACAGGCACATGCTGCCGCTATAGAATCATATATAGAAACTTACATTGGTAATTTAGGTGGAAGATATGGTGATACTTATTTTCAAAAAACATTAGAGGATTGGGCTAAATTTGATATAAACAATAGAACAAAGCATGATGCTTCTATTAGTTCTGGTTTAGCTATTATGGGTTGTAATAAAAACATGTATAAACCTATATTTAAAAGAGAATTAACTCCAAAACCTTTAGGTTTTAAAAAATACAGTAATAAAGGACATATTTCAAAAATAATAAAATAAATGATAACATACAATTACGCAGGTTCATTTCCTAGTCAGGTGGTACCAGATGAGGAAAAGCAAACGATGGAATACGGTTATGCTGTCGGTAGAGCTATTGAAGGCGAATGGTTTTCTGGAGATAGAGGTGGTATGGGAAACAGATACCAAAATAGTTGGTTAAACTTTCATAGACTAAGACTTTACGCAAGAGGCGAACAACCTGTACAAAAATATAAAGATGAATTAGCAGTTAATGGAGATTTATCTTATTTAAACTTAGACTGGAAACCAGTACCTATTATACCTAAATTTGTAGATATAATAGTAAACGGAATGTCTCAAAGAATTTTTGATATAAAAGCTTTTGCTCAAGATCCAGAATCATTAAAGCAAAGAACAAAATATGCAGACGCTATCATGAGAGATATGTATGCTAAAGAAATGATACAAGCTACAAAAGAAGCTACAGGTATGGATTTCTTTAACTCTGCTGACCCTAATAATATTCCAGAAACTCAAGAAGATTTAGATTTGCATATGCAGTTAAGCTATAAACAGTCTATAGAAATAGCAGAAGAAGAAGCTATAGACAATGTTTTACAAGCTAATAAATACGAATTAGTAAAAAGAAGATTAATTGAAGACTTAACAGTTATAGGTATAGGTGCTACTAAAACAAGTTTTAATTTATCAAATGGAATAGATATTGACTATGTAGATCCAGCTAATTTAGTTTATTCTTATACTGATGATCCAAATTTTGAAGATATATATTATGTTGGAGAAGTTAAATCACTTAGTTTAGTTGAGGTTAAAAAACAATTTCCATGGTTATCAGATCAAGAATTAGAAAAAATACAAAAATTTCCTGGTAATGCAAATTATACTAGAAATTTTTATGCACAGCAAGATTCTTACAATCAAGTTCAGGTGTTGTATTTTGAATATAAAACTTATACTAATCAAGTTTTTAAAATAAAACAAACAGAACAAGGTTTACAAAAAGCACTAGAAAAGCCAGATACTTTTAATCCAGAACCTAATCAAAATTTTGAAAGAGTTGGAAGGTCAATAGAGGTATTATACACAGGGGCTAAAATATTAGGTCATGAAATGATGTTAGACTGGAAATTGTCAGAAAACATGACTAGACCTAATTCAAACATTAGTAGAGTAAATATGAATTATTGTATATGTGCTCCTAAATTATACAAAGGTATGATTGAGTCTACAGTAAGTCGTATTACTGGTTTTGCTGATATGATACAGTTAACCCATTTAAAGCTTCAACAAGTTTTATCTCGAATGGTACCAGATGGTGTTTTTGTTGATGTTGATGGTTTAGCAGAGGTTGATTTAGGTAATGGTACAAATTATAACCCAGCAGAAGCATTAAACATGTATTTCCAAACTGGTAGTATAGTTGGTAGATCTATGACTCAAGAAGGAGATATTAATAGAGCTAAAGTACCTATTCAAGAACTTCAAACATCTTCAGGTGGTCAAAAAATTGGTAGTTTAATTCAAACTTATCAATACTATTTACAAATGATAAGAGATGTGACCGGATTAAATGAAGCTACAGATGCTAGTACTCCTGATGTAAAAGCTTTAGTAGGTTTACAAAAAATAGCAGCTGCTAATTCAAACACGGCTTTAAGACACTTAATGAAAGCAAGTTTATACTTAACATTAAGAATATGTGAAAATGTTTCTTTAAGAATAGCAGATGTTCTTCAATATCCTTTAACTAGAGCAGCTTTAATAGATTCAATATCAGCTTATAATACAGGTACATTAGAAGAATTACAAGAAAAAAATCTACAAGATTTTGGAATATTCTTAGAATTAGAACCAGACGAAGAAGCTAAAGCTCAATTAGAACAAAACATACAAGTTGCGTTAGCATCAGGAGGAATTGATTTAGATGACGCTATTGATGTGAGACAAGTTAAAAACTTAAAACTTGCTAATCAATTATTAAAACAAAAGCGTAAACAAAAATTAGAAAAAGATCAAGCTGCTCAACAAGCTAATATACAAGCTCAATCTCAAGCAAATGCTCAAGCGGCTGAACAAGCAACTTTAGCTGAAATGCAAAAACAACAAGCATTAGCTGAAACAGAAGTTCAGATTGAACAAGCTAAATCTCAATTTGAAATACAAAGAATGCAAACAGAAGCAAGTATTAAAAAAGAATTAATGGCTGAAGAGTTTGGTTATAACATGCAGTTAGCAAGAATTAAAGCTGAAGCTGAAACAACAAAAGAAAGAGAGATAGAAGGTAGAAAAGATAAAAGAATTAAAATGCAAGGCACACAAGAGTCTCAATTAATACAACAGAGACAAAACAATGCTTTACCTACAGATTTTGAATCTGCTGGTTTTGATTCTTTAGGAGGTTTTGATCTAGAGCAATTTGAACCTAGATAAACTATTTATTAATTATTTAATTATATTATATTATGTCAGAAAAAACAAAAACAAATGAACCTGTTAAACAGGAAGGTGACTTTAAAGTTAAAAAGAAAAGAATACCTAAAAAACTTAGTGTTCCTGAAGAAACAGTAAAAATTGATTTAGCAGCAGTTAAAAAAGCTGATGAACCTGTTAAAATTGATTTAACAAAAAAAGAAAATAAAGATGCCATTCAAGACGAAAAAACAGAGAGCAGCGTGTTACGCGAAGAAGGATCCGAGGTGGGACTGCAAGAAGTGGGACAAACACACGAAGACACCGTTGAGAATGTTATTGAAGAAATACCAGTAACAGAAGAAGATAAGGAAAAAGAGGTAAAAAAAGAGGTTGAACAAACTAAAAAAGTAGAACAACCATTAAGACAATTACCTGAAAATGTAGATAAGCTAGTTTCATTTATGGAAGAAACTGGAGGAACTGTTGAGGATTACGTTCGATTAAACGCTGATTATGACAACATAGATAACGAAGCGTTGTTAAGAGAATATTATAAAAATACTCGTCCACATTTAACTTATGAAGAAGTTAATTTTTTATTAGAAGATAACTTTAAAATAAATGAAGATGTTGACGAAGAGCGAGATATTAAAAAGAAACAGCTCGCGCATAAAGAAGAAGTTGGAAAAGCTAAAAGCTATTTAAATGATCTTAAAATTAAGTATTACGATGAAATCAAGTTGAAATCAAACGTAAACAAAGATCAGCAAGCAGCTATAGATTTTTTCAACCGTTACAACGAAGATCAGAAAACACTATCTCAACAGAGAGAGGTTTTTCAAAAAGTAACTAAAGATACTTTTACTGATGAATTCAAAGGTTTTGATTTTAAAGTAGGTGAGAAAAAATTTAGGTACGGAGTAAGAAATCCTAACGAAATAGTGGAAAATCAAATAGACATTACAAATTTTGTAAAGACGTTCTTAGACAAAGATGGTATGTTAGTTGATCCACAGGGATACCACAAAGCCATGTATGCGGCTAGAAATTCTGATACTATTGCAAAACATTTTTACGAGCAAGGAAAGGCAGATGCTACTAAAGATTTAGTTGCTAAAACTAAAAATTTAAGTACTGAACCTAGAAAAGAAAGCTCAGGAGATGTTTTTGTTGGTGGTATTAAAGTTAAAGCAATAAGTGGCTCTGATGCTTCAAAACTTAGAATAAAAACAAGAAAATTTAACAATTAAAACAATTAGAAATGAGTTTAGCTCCACAATTTGGGAAAATTGTCCCATCACAAAAACAAGAGTTACTTAACAGTAACTATTTACAGTGGAATGATAAGGCTGGAGATAATTTTGCGGATTTTGCGCAACAGTATCTTCCTGAAATCTACGAACAAGAAGTTGAGCGTTATGGAAACAGAACGTTATCAGGATTCTTGAGAATGGTAGGTGCAGAAATGCCTATGACTTCCGATCAGGTTATTTGGTCTGAGCAAAACAGGTTACACATTGCATATGATGGTATTGCTATCGGAAATGGTGCAGGTGTAAACACTGTTACAATTACTGTAACTGCTACAGTAAAAAACGTAGTATCTCCTAAGAGTACTATCGTTATTATGGATGCAGCTGGTAAAGAAATTAAAGCTTATGTATCTGCTAGTAATACTGCTACAGGTGTATTAAACGTTCTTCCTTACACAGCGGCTGATTTACAAGGATTTGCTGCAACTGGTAAGATCTTTGTTTACGGTTCTGACGTACAAAAAGGTCAGTCTGTAAGCAATGCTTCAGACACAGCAGGTGCTGTAACTGGCGATCAATACATTAGTGTTGACCCTGCGTTCCAACAGTATAACAATTCACCAATCATTATCAGAAGCAAATATGTTGTGTCTGGTTCTGATACAGCTCAAATTGGCTGGGTTGAAGTTGCTACTGAAGACGGAACATCTGGATATTTATGGTACTTAAAAGCTGAGTCTGAAACAAGACTTAGATTTGAAGACTACCTAGAAATGTCTATGGTTGAAGGTGAATTAAGTGCTAACGGTGGTGCTGCTATTAAAGCGCTTACTAAAGGTACACAAGGTTTATTTGCTGCTATTGAAGATAGAGGTAATGTAAACACTGGCTTTACTGCTTCAGCAGGTATCGATTCATTTGATGCTATTCTTAAGAACTTAGATACACAAGGTGCAATTGAAGAAAACATGCTTTTCTTACAAAGACAAACAGCTCTTGACTTTGATGATATGCTAGCGCAAATCTCAGGTGGATATGCTGGTGGTACTGCATTTGGTCTATTTGAAAATTCTGAAGAAATGGCTTTAAATTTAGGTTTTTCTGGATTTAGAAGAGGTTCTTATGACTTCTACAAAACTGACTGGAAATACTTAAACGATGCTTCTACAAGAGGTGCTATGACAGGTGTAAGTTCAATTGAAGGTGTATTAGTACCTGCAGGAACTTCAACTGTTTATGACCAAATTCTTGGAACAAATATCAGAAGACCTTTCTTACATGTAAGATATAGAGCTTCTCAAGCTGATGATAGAAGAATGAAATCATGGTTAACAGGTTCTGTTGGCGGTGCTTATACTTCTACTCTTGATGCTATGGAAGTTAACTTCTTATCAGAAAGATGTCTAGTAACTCAAGCAGCTAACAACTTTGTATTATTCAAAGGTGTGTAGTTGATTTATAAAGGTTAGGGCGCTTCGGCGCCCATATACCTTTTAATTATTTAATTATATTATATTATGTCAAAAAAAGAAACAGCAGAAAAAATTGTAGAGGTTGCACCTCCAAAAAAACCAACTAAACCAAGTTGGGAAATAAAAGATAGAAGGTATTATCTTCAGGATAATAAATCGCCTTTAACATTTACAATACCATCAAAACATACCAGTAAACACTCTTTGTTATATTTTGATGAAAAAAAAGGTAGTCAAAGAGAATTAAGATATGCTACAAATCAAGATTCTCCTTTTGTTGATGAACAAAAAGGTGAGGCTACATTAGGTCATATTGTTTTTAAAGAAGGTGTATTGATGGTTCCTAAAGAAAAACAAAACTTACAAAAGTTGTTATCATTATATCATCCAGCTAGAAAAAATATTTATTCAGAGTTTGATGCTGTAGAAGAAGCAACAGACGAATTAGCATTACTTGATTTACAAGTAACAGCTTTGAATATGGCTAGAGAAATAGATATAGATATAGCTGAAGCAATACTTCGTGTTGAAATAGGATCAAAAGTAAACTCAATGTCTTCTAAAGAATTAAGAAGAGATTTACTTATATTTGCTAGATCAAAACCTGTTTTGTTTATAGATTTAGTACAAGATGAAAATGTTCAATTAAGAAATGTAGCTATTAGAGCAACTGAAGTTGGTATTATAAAATTATCTCAAGATCAAAGATCTTTTTCATGGGCTTCTAATAATAGAAAACTTATGAATGTTCCTTTTGATGAAAACCCGTACTCAGCAATGGCTGCGTTTTTCAAAACAGATGAAGGTGTAGAAATTTACAAATCTATAGATAAAAAACTATAAATACCTGTAATTATAATAATATAGTCAGGGTCTTTTGGCCCTGCACTATAATTTTAAAAAAAAATTAAATGGCTATAAACGTAGATAAAGTTTACAAAACAGTCTTACTAATAATAAATAAAGAACAAAGAGGTTATTTAACTCCTGACGAGTTTAATAAAATTGCTACTCAAGTTCAATTAGAAATATTTGAAAGTTATTTTGAAACATTAAATCAACAAATGCGCGTACCACAAAATGAAAGTGAGTATGGTGACAGATATAAAACAGTTCAAGAAAAACTAGAAATATTTAGAGTATTAGGAAGTGCAGCTTACGTGGTTAGCACTCCTAATTATTTTACAACTCCATCTTCTTCAGGAGTTGCAAGCGGTACACAAACCTTTGCTACAGTAAATACGCAAACCGCTTATACACTTACAACTATAACACAATCACAAGTAGAAACTAGCAGCGTAGTAGTAACTCTTAACGGAGTTTCTTACACTAATTACAATATAACTGGCGGTGTATTTAATTTAACAGCTGGTTCTATAGCCGCAGGATCAACTTTATTGATAACATTATATCCAAAAGACTTTTACAAATTAGGAACTGTATTATATAAAGATGATAAAGAAGTGCAATCAGTTCAAAGAAATGAGTTAGCTCAAATGAACATGTCTACTATTACTAAACCTTCTGAATACTTTCCTGTATATGTGTATGAAGATTATAAAGTAATAATATATCCACAAACTATTTCATCAGATGTAACAATGTCATATATAAGAAAACCAGCAGATGTAATTTGGAACTTTACTTCAACAACTGGATATTATGTATGGGATCCTACAAGTTCTGTTGATTTTGAACTAGATGTTTCAGAGCAAAGCACAGTAATATTAGAAATATTAAAATATGCTGGTATTACAATAAAAGATCCTATGATAGTACAAGCTGCATCTCAAGAGCTAGCAGCTAATGAAATAAATGAAAAACAATAATAAATTATGGCAAGCGTAATAAAACCACCTAATAACGGGTTAATAAACGAAACAGCACAGCAATATTACTCAGGTTCACAAAACTTTAGAGGTGATGCAGGTAATACAGCTGGACAAAAGCTTATTACAACATTTGATACAGACTTGTATCTTGGTAATTATGACCCTACTTCAAGTGATTATTCTTTAAATAATTTTAAAATATACACAAGTTCTTTAGGTACACCAGGTACTTGGTCTGAATACACTTCAGCATATACCTTAGCAAATAACATAGTAACTATAACTGGAAATCCAGGTGCTAATGTTTTTATCGTAGTACAGTTAAAAATGTTAACAGGTGGTAAGTATGGTAATACTGCCGCTGAAAAAGCATACGGTGAAGTTGTAGAGGATAACTATGGTGGTTATAAGTATTTAAAATTAAATGATGTAGTAAATAATTTTTTAGTAGGTTACGTAGGTAAAGATAAATTAATTTCAGATGTAAAAAGAACAGATGTAATTTTTCATGCTAAAAGAGCAATGCAAGAATTTAGTTATGATACTTTAAAAAGTATTAAATCTTCAGAGTTAACTATACCTCCTGGTTTAACTATAGTTTTACCTCAAGATTTTGTCAACTATGTTAGGTGTTCATGGGTAGATGATTTAGGTGTTAAACATATAATATATCCAACAAATAATATAACAATAAGTCCTTATTATACATACTTACAAGATGATGATGGTATACCTACTACTGATAATTTTGGTAATGATTTAGAAGGAACTTCAATAACTCAAGAAAGATGGCATAAGGCCAACACGACATTAATAGATAACAATTTAACTAATGCTGATATTAGTGGTGGCATAGACCCAGACTGGTATGGTTATGGTTATGGCTGGGGACTTGGAACTGGATATGGTTATGGTCAAAGATATGGATTAGAACCATCTGCTTCACAAATGAACGGTTGGTTTAATATAAATGAAAGAGAAAACAAATTATCTTTTTCTAGTAATTTAGCTAATTTAATGATTGTTTTTGAATACATATCAGACGGTTTAGCTTATGATTTAGACAGTAGAGTTCCAAAAATGGCAGAAGATGCAATGTATGCTTATATAATTTATTCTATAATTTCAACAAGAATAAACCAACCTGAGTACGTAGTTATGAGGTTAAAAAAAGAAAAAGCAGCTAAATTAAGAAATGCTAAAATTAGATTATCTAATATTAAGTTAGATGAAATAGTTCAGGTTATGCGAAACAAATCTAAGTGGATTAAAAACTAAATATGGCAGAAAATAAAAATAGTTTTATCAAGTCTAAAATGAATAAAGATTTAGACGATAGACTAGTACCAAACAATGAATACAGGGACGCTCAAAATATAGCGGTATCTAGATCTGAAAACCAAGATGTTGGTGCTCTTGAAGCTATTTTAGGTAATGAAAAAATGATAGATACAACTGATGGGACTACATGTATTGGTTCATATGTAGATGACGCTAGTGGCTATATTTATTATTTTATTTT